ACAATAACCATACTTTTTATAAAAACCGTGATGTCGTTTCCAAACCATCCAAATATTATTATAGTTATACATCATGTTTTCTTCGGTCGGAGTGAAATTAAAATACTCTTGTGGATACATACAATCTGACTCAGTTGCTATACAGTATTTCGTTTTAGCTGCCTTTAATCCAACTAAAAGTTGTTTCCATTCACTAGTATACGAAATTGGAACCTCTCCTACACATATATTATGACCTAAATCAATTGGTTTCCTAGATATACTTATAATAGGAATATCTCCAGCTTTCTTTTTTAAATCATCAATTATTTGCTGTTCAAACTGAGGTTCTTCTTGATTAGCAGTATAATATAATATAGTTTTATTCTTGGAATCCATTTTTATTAAAAATATAAATTAATTCTTCAGGTATTAATACCATGTTTAGTTTATTGTTTCCGTTTACATAAAAATCGTATTTGTCAGGTGTCAAATGAAAGTGAGCAACCCTAATTGGCTTAATCGTAGTCTTATAGGTCTTTACTATATTAAACTTATGAAAAGCATAGGTAGTATTAATCATTTTAAATCTTAAACTTAACTTATTTTCTTTATTGTAAGCCATTCTCATTAATGCAGTCTCTTCATTTACTTTAGTTCTATCACATTCTTTTTTCATCCAGTCAAAAATATCACCTGCCTTTTCATCAAAAAACATACTTGCCGAACAAAGTCTTATCTTCTGTCCGTAATTACTAGCACCTAAATTACATTCACCTATCTCGTCTCTAATTTCTGACTCTATTATTTTATTTAATTCAAAACAGTCAAAATCGTGATACCAGTATAGTCCTTTTTCTATAATTCCTTTTTTGAAAAGAGCATCTATAACATAAAGTTTTGTTGTTGGTGTAAAATATTCACAATGATTTTCATCTCCTACAACCAACGATTTAACTCCATTGTATTCATAATCAAAATTTGTTACTAATAAAATGTCTTCATGTTTCCATCCTATATTGATACTATTATCAATTTGGATTTTTACGGCCATTTTATTTTCATCATCAAATTCCCTATTTGGGCTAATATAAGTCAATATTTGTTTCATATATTTTAATCACAAAATGTTTTGGTTACATAAACGACACGGATCAAAATCAAAATCTAATTTCTTATGACGCTTTCTTAACCATCTGGTACTAATCAATATTTCTGACAAGGTTTGTTTATTAGCATCACCTAAAATTAACTTTCCATCATAATCTAAACAACAAGGCACAACTCTTCCATCCCATAAAATAGTAATTGCTCTTAATAGTGATAAACATGGAACTCTCTTTCCTGTTCTTTCAAGTTTATCATGCTTCATTCCACCCCAATTTTTAAATTCACCAAATATAGCATTCTTTCCCCACTTCTTTTTAAATTCCTCTTTCTCATGTGTGTTTGCTTCTATCTCGACCATTGATACATAAACCTGAAAAGGTGCTTTTTTAATAAGTTCGGTAACCTTGCTTTCTACTACATCATAGTTCGGTCCTCTCATTACTTTAGAATGTGTTTCTTTAGTTCCAGCATTAACACTACAACATACATAACGAATATTAGTATATTTAATTATCCTATCAACATCCATAAACTCAGCATTTGTGAAAAGATAAACCTTACAATCATTTTCTTTCATATAGTCAAGCCATTCCCAAATTCTAGAAAAAATAAACGGCTCGCCATTTAGAAAAGGTACAATTTCTGGATTCCTAAACTCTTTACTTTCTTTTATTATTTTGTGAAATAACTCATCACTCATCTGCCCTTGCTTTCTAGTCATATCGCATCTAGGACAGAAAGTGCAATTAGCATTACAAGCAGTTGAACTTTCGAATTGTATTTTCATAAATATTTTGTATATATCTTTCTACATATTGTAATGATATGCCACAAGTTGAGGATAAATAAAATAATTTCTCTGCTTTTTTTTCAGAATCTTCAGAACTTGTCCAATATAAAAAAGTTTTAATGTCTTTTTTATTTTTTTCTATAAAGTCTAAATGTTTTTTTTGGATTTTCATATTTTCCACTTAGGAACTATCTCTTTTTCATAATACTCTCTCCACACATCAAGAGCATATTTATAACCAGCATCACAATTAGCTGGATTTTCTGGTGTTCCATTATTATGCATTCTTGCAAAGCTTCTATGCTTGTGAGCAAACCAAGTACCTTTATTTAGTAATAATTTGCCTCCAGCTTTCCAAGTTTTAAATACAACTTCGTGAGAATCTTGGATTAGCGGACCATAACCTTCTGTCTGAAGTTCACCTATTACATCATCCCACCATTTTTTAGGCATTACCCACATACTGCCTTGCATTGCCATCGTCTCAGAGATAACCTCATCTTTCATTTCTACATCTCTTTCTACCCATCTTCGTCCTGCAAACTTTATACCACCTTGTATTACTAACTTTTCATGTTCAACTGGTTCATTTTCCATTACTTCCCATTTAACAGGATCTAAAAAATACCTCTTAGCAGTTGTAATACAATTATCAGGACAATTATCAGTTAATTTCTTATCAAATCCTTTGTCAAAACTACAATGTTCATCCAATCTCATTACATAATCACCTTTAGCCACCGACATACCTGCATTAATAGCTCCTCGCATACCCCTATTCTTACCTAAATGAATTTGAATGATCTTAGAATCGCTCTTAATCGTAGGATTTGGCCAATAACCATCCAATACTGGTATAATTTCAATTTCACCTTCAGCATTTTCAAGTAATGAATCTATTGTTTTATGTAAATACGGATCTCTATAACTTGGAATTATGACACTTAATAATTTATTCATATTTTTTAAAAAAATAATTTATCCAATATTTTCTATTATTATTTGTTTTTGTATGACAACTTCTGCAAAGTGTAATAAGATTATTAGGGTTGCAATTTTCTTTATCATAATCAATATGATGGACATTATTTCCATATTGACTACAAATTTGACAAATATAATTATCTCTTTCTCTAATTGACCTCTTTAATGTTTCAGTCCAATCAACTGAATATGGCAAACAGGATATTCCACCTTTCCATCCACTTCCTTTTTCACCTTTTTGTGCTTCACTCATTTTTTTTATTGTTTCTATTGAATGTTTTTTATTTTTAAATCCACCTTCTCTTCCTTTATTACTTTCACTAATTTTTCTTTTCCATTTTTTAGAAAATTTACGTCCTTTTAATGATTGGCTAATTTTTATTTTTATTTTTTCTGGAATCTTTTTTCCTATATTAGCTTTTCTAATTTTTTCTTTCGTTTCTTCTGATAATACTGCTCCTTTTCTTGGTGATATTTTCCCTTTATTTGCTTTACTTATTTTTAATTTAGTTTCTTCTAATAATTTTACACCCTTTCTTGAAGATTCCTTCCCTTTTAATGATAAACTTAATCGTTCTCTATGTTCTTTAGAAAATTTACGTCCTTTATTTATAGTATTTCCTTTTTTAAACGGCATAAATTTATTCTATACGACGGAATAATAACACTTAACATAATTTTATTTAATACAAGGACTTTCCTCAAAAGCCCTACTTGATATTTGTTTACCAAATTTTTTTGGTTTTATTAAATAATCACTATTCGAAACAAAAATAGCCACATTATCATTAATTAAAATTTCAGCTTCTCTACTAGACACTTCAATTATTTCATCTTTTACATTTAATTTGTACGATCTTAATAATTTTATTTTTGACATATAGTTTTGTTACCCCTAAGGGGGACTTAGGTAGTTTTATTCTACCTAAGTCCTTATACTCAATTAACTAGGTTTAAGGTATACTAATCAACTTTTTAACAGCTGGTGCTAATACAATATTACCAGCAATACGTTCCACGACCCTAATGGCAGTCATATCTTGTGTAAATGCCCGTGTAGTATCATTTGAGATCTTAACAGTCATTTTTTGTCTATCACCCATCCAGTATGCTCTTTTCAAATCACCTAAAACTATTTGTGAATCTGGCATGTTGTTTTCCTCAATTACCGGTTTACCATGAAAAGTTGCAGGTTGTCCTGCAGCAATAGGATCTTGCCATAAATAACGTCCAGTTGTATCTTTCAACTTACGTAATTCACGAATGTTATTACGATTTACTAAATATACAGCGTTAATCATATATTTAGCTGGTAAATCATATTCTAAATCGATGATGTCATCGAATCCTAAATTACCTGCCACAGTACGTGTACCAACAGTACCTGATGTAATGATTCCAGTTGGTTCAGTTGTACCATTACCGGCAACAATTACTCTATCTTCTTCTGCACCTACAGCTTCAGCAAATAACTGAATAATTAAATCAACTACATCAATTTGGTTACTATCATCGATCAATTCGTCTGAAATATATTGGATTGCGGCCATTTTTTTGGCAGTAAGTGTAATCTGACCAAAACGTGTTGTGGTCGTAGATTTAACAGCATTTTCTTCTGTCCAAGTTACCTTAGGACCATCACCAACTGACGGAGCATTTAAAATGTCACGTGACATCGGTAGAACACGAACGAGATTTCTCATATGAGATGTTTCCTCAATATCACGAACAATTTCATTGCGGAACTCATTTGGAAAGAGGTAGCCTCCATCTGCTGGAGTTCCTTCGTTAAGTGCTTTCATTGTAACTTGGTCATCAGACATTAATGCCTTAAAGAAAGTTAAAATCTTTTCACGGCTTGTCATCTCTGAAGAATCTTTCTTCATAGCACTTTCAAGGCCTAACATTTTAGTCTTATCAGTTTTTGATGTTTGTTTAGTTGCTTTTTCAATTCGTAATGCAATAGATTCTAATTTATCTAAGCCTAATTTAGTTGCAATCTTAGTTGCTACCTCATCAGTTGCTTCTTCAAAATCTTCATCTTCACTTTCTTCTTCTTCGGCTACTTCTTCGGTAGTTTCCTCTGTAGTTTCCTCAGATTCTTCTTCCTCTGTAGTTTCCTCAGTTGTTTCAGGAGTTTCTTTTAAGATGTACTCTTTTCCATCTACTATAATTTTCTTTTTCATAATTTTTTGTTAATTTCGACTTTTTTAATTTTACTTAACAGATAACTCGAATTACCTGCTATCTTTTGCAAAGCATGCACTATTATTTCTTTATCACTATGTGCTTTCTTTGACGAGACATCTTTTTCTGGAGTATCACCTACTGGGGTATCGACCACTTCCGAAGTATTCAATAATTTCTCCAGTGCCTCTATTGAGTTCTTTTGCGATTCAATCGCATTATTTATTACTTTTTTATTTTTTTTACTTATGATCCGACCTTCTTTTACATCTGCTTCAAGTTCAGTAAGGGCTTTATCAATTTTATCTTTATTTTCTTCTTTAACTTCATTATTAAATATCTTTTTTACTTCATTAATTATATCTTTATCTTTTTCTTTATTCTTTGGATATAATTTGAATCTACTATTATCACTATAACTAACCGTCACATAATCTGTTTCAATACCATAAGTAATAGATGAAATTTCTTTTTTTACTTCTTTCTTTTTTGGTTTCTCTATTTCTTTAAATTCAGGTGCTTCTTTATCGTACTGTTCATAATGTTTCTCTAAATGTCGATAAATTTTCTTTCTGTCAGTGTTTGAAATTCCAGTATCTTTTAATAATTCTTCCATTGCTGATTCAACACCTTTAAATACTGCAACATGAGTTCCCTCTGCTTTATGATGTGGGAATTTATATGATTCCTTTAAATCTGGATTTTCATTATCAAACCATGCACTCATTACTAATAAATCTGTGGTATTAGCTGCTTTAATTTCTTTTTCTTCATTCCATTTATTATCTTCTGATGCTATACCGTGATCAGCAAAAGGAATTACTGATTTTTCTATAGATTTTGATTTAGCAAGTGAATGCGTATGTTCTTTAGCTTCTTGTACTTTAAAATTCTTAATTAAATGTATATGACCAACCGAGGTATCCGTATCACCATTACCTGATTCACTATCATATATAGCAATATGAGTATGGTCATCGGTTTCGCCTGTTTCTTTTTCGACTCTTGCTTTTTCCACTTTTTCTTCTTTAATTGCAGGTTCAAATAACTTCCCATCATGTTCAGAACAATGTTTCTTTGCTTGACTTTCTTTCCATGATTCTTTGTTATATTTAAAAGATTGATCTATTGTAGTATCTTCACCTTTTAATTTACCAACAATTACATTATATTTCTTTTTAAATTGAGTGCTTGTTCGAGTAAGAGTCTTAAAACTTTCTTCTTGAAAGCTATCTGGATTTCTTAAACGACATGCATGAAAATTCTCAAAAGGTTTTTCATCTATATCCATGTCTTCCTTCTCAGTTTTCTTTGTCCAATCTTCAATTTCTTTAACCACCTTTTCGTCATATTCTTTAGCTTCATTTTCTAACCCTTTAACCATTGTCACGGCATTAGGATTAGCCGGAACGGCAACAGCAGACACTTCTAAAAGTTCATGAGTATCACCTTCTTCTTTGGCTGGAATAAAACCAACACTCCAAGCAGTTAAAAATTTTTCTTTATACATTTTACTTATTTCACGAGCAAGTTGTGTTATGTCATGAAATACTGGAGTAAAAAGAACTTTCTTGCCTTCTACTCTTATATCTTTTGCCACACCAATTGTGAACTGGGGATTATAATCATGACCAGCTTGTAATACTGGGTTTTTTAAGAAATTCTTAAAATCCCAATCAGCTACCTTGATTTTATCTCCTGCTCGATCAACTGTTTCATCTGAAGCAATTGCT